CAGAGAAAGGTACTTAATTAGTAATAATGCTTTTACTGTTTACTCTGAGGTTATCAAGTTCGCTACAGGAGCGGCTGTCATAGCTGAACTAAGCTGTAATGATAACTTATTTAGAGTACATGACGGTGGGTTGCTTATTCAATTTAGTGATTCTTTAGCAGGTCAACAGAGGCATTGCAGCTTCTCAGGTAACAATGTACGTGTAGTTAGTTATACTGATGCCTCTGCAATTCTTCTTAAACTAGCTAGTAGAACTAGCAGAGGTTTCATGATTAACAATAACCTTTGGAAGGTTACTGGCACTATTGGATATGTTGTTTCTGGAGAATTCCAAGGATGCACTTATATGGGTAACATCCACTATGATTGCTCTGTTGAGATGACAGCCTCTAGTACATCTACCGTACCTAATGCCACTAGAGCAGGCTTCCCTCTAGTAAGTAGCGATGTTTCAGACGGTGCGTTACTCCACTCTATGAATGTATTTTATACCTAAGAAGGAGCTCCTAGCTCTATCATCTCAAACAAAATCATAACGAGGTAGTAACAAAATGGCAACAGCAACAGCAATCAGTTCACGAACAACAGCAGGCACTTACGCATTAACACTAGCAGCCGGAGCATCAGCTCAGGTATACTGTGTTCCTAACATGGGAGCACGAGAGAGTGTTAAGTTAATGCGATCCATCGATGGCGGATCAACATACACAGTACCAGTTAATGGTGGTGATCCAGAAGGTAATGTCTTATTGTCATCTGACAACAACAGCGCTATCATCACTGGCCCCGGATACTTCCGAATAGACAAGCCGGTAACAGCAGCAGCAACAGCAATTCACGTAGATACATAAGGAGTTACCTTTGAAAATTACACTCGACTCAATCATCAGCGGGTTCAAGTCTGTTACAAAGCTCATTGCAAACTTTGACTCGATTGAGTCTGAGTTAAATGATAAGGTATTGTATCGTGATAACCCAGAGGGTGAGCCCAACCAGATGAACAATGATCTGGATATGAATGGCAACAAAATCTCAAACCTTCCTAATGGGGTGTTTGCAACAGATGCCGCCACATACGCTCAAGTCCTTTCTGTTTCATCAGGATCAGGAGCAGGTGTTGGTACAACTAAGACAGCCGCTGTTGGTGTATTGAATCAAAAGATCTACACCACACCTACATACGTACAAGGTGGTAACAACCTTTCTGTATACGTAGATGGACTGTTGTCTCAGGATTACTCTGAAGCATCAACAACCACTGTTAACTTTGGTACAGCTCCTGCTGAAAATTCTTCTATTGTCTTTATCGTAAACGAGAGAGCTGTAGATGCAACTTTTAATGTAGCATCATCTGTTACAGCAGATTTAGAAAGCAACCCTACTAATGTACAGGATGCTATTAACAGTATTCAGTCGGACCTGAGCGCAGCGGAGTCTAGCTTAACTACTACGACAAATACCGGAAACGCAACGAAGAGTAGAGTAGATGGGCATGATGATATACTAGAGATACTCTCACCTATGAATGTTGTAGAGTACACTGGCAACCCTGTAGCAGGCAGTCGTTATCGGCTTGGTAAGCAAGGATCTCAAGCTATAACCTTACCGGCAGGCGTGGATGGGGACAGGATCTCATTCAACTATCCAAGACCTAGGAATGGATCTGTCGTAGGAAAGAACAACACAGTGACATTCACTACTACGGGTGGAGACTTGATCTTCACAAGCAGCTACAATGGAGTAGGTGATGCTTCATCGACCACAGTATTACAACTCGATCCTGCACACACCAGACCTGCTAAGTATGATAACCCTGAACATATCATAGGACAGATTTTACTACTGTCTGATCTAACACAGGCACCTATAACAGCCTACACCTACATAGGAAACACAGTAACACTCGGATCACCGTTAGTTATGTCTGGCAACACTTCCTACCGAATAGGTAGAGATGAGTGGGAGGTAGAAGGAAACTCTAACTCAGGAGATTTTGATTTAGTATTTAGAGCAGGTGGTTGGATACCAAGCTTCAGTGCATCAAACTGCGCCGGTCTTCTTGGACCTGAGACAATGAGAAAGGTAGGGTATGCTAACTATACAGGAGCTACTGAAACCTTACAGGAATACTTGGTAGAGCAAGACGAATTTCTGGAGGCAAGATTAGATGGATCGCTGTCTGATTACAATCTTTTTAATAGCACTTTAACTGGATCAGTTCCAACGGGTTCTAGTAGAATCCCAGTTAACCTCTACTGGAAAGGAACATCACTACTTACACTTACCCCAGATGAAACAGCAATGGATGCTGATAGGTTTGGTGGATGGGTTGGAGACAGAGAAGAAACATATGTCGCCAACCTCTCAGTGAACAGTGATATAGTAGTATCAATCTCTGGTTTAACTTCGACAACACAGTTGACATTGATGAATGGTGTTGCAAGAACTATTACTGACTCAACTATTGTATTTACAACTCCTAGTACGATGGGGTACAGTGGTTCTAGTTTTACCCAGTTTAATGTAGGCGATGTTATTGAAGTAACAGGTTCCGCAGACAATGATGGAGCATACACAGTAGCTTCTGTTGGAGCCTCTACTATTGTATTTGCAGAAGCTACTATCGTAAACGAATCGGCGGGTGCATCTATAACATTAGACGCAGGAGTTTATCGAGGAGTTGATGATGTAACTATCCCGTCTGGTTGTGACGCAAAGATCAGACGACTTGATGCTACAGAGGTATTGGTTACAACATCACATTCAAGAGTGACTAAGTAATGAGTAAGTTTAAAGATCAGAATGGTAACTTCTATACGCAGAGCTTGTTCCTTGAGCTCTCGTATGACAACCCCAAGCACGCGATCTACACCTTAAAGGATGATGATCATGAGTTCAAGGGTAAGGTATACAAGTCAATCAAGAAGCTATACGTAGCAACTGATGACCCTACTGAGTATAAGTTTGCTACTCAAAACCTTGGTGGTTGGAATCATTGGAAGCGTTTGTTAAATAAGACATCGCTTCTTCACCCTTACATTGAAGAATGGCGTGAAGAGTTGGAAGTTAAGATGAGATCTAAGGGTGTAACCCGTATGCTCAGTAATGCTTCCGAGTCACCAACAGCAGCAAAGTGGTTAGCAGAGAAGGGTTGGGTAGAGAAACGCGCAGCCGGTCGTCCATCGAAAGCAGAAGTTAAGGGCGAGAAGAAACAACAAGCCGCTGTTAAATCTGTTATTCAATCGGACTTAGAAAGGTTAAGAGATGTCAGACATTGATGAAATTAAAGCATTAGCAGAAGATGACTTATATACCTTTGCTGTGTTAGTCAACCCTAAGTATCTTTATGGGGATGTACACAAGAAAGTATTCAAGTGGTTGATGCAGGTAGATCATCCTAACCAACTCCTCTTGTTACCAAGGGGACACTTGAAGAGTCATTGCTTAGCTGTATGGGTTGCTTGGTGGGTTACTAAGAATCCTGATACAACCATCCTCTACATTTCAGCTACGGCTGATTTGGCAGAGCAGCAGTTATATGCAATTAAGAATATGTTAAGCAGTGCTATCTATTCTAGGTACTGGCCTGAGATGATTAACCCTGATGAGGGGAAGCGAGCTAAGTGGGCAACGACAGCTATATCAGTTGATCACCCCCTACGAGCTGAAGAAGGCATACGTGACTTCACTGTACGTACAGCTGGACTTACAACGAATACAACAGGATGGCACGCAGAGATCATTGTACCAGATGATGTCGTGGTTCCTGAGAATGCTTACACCTCCGAGGGTCGTAAGAAATGTGCTAATGCTATGAGCCAGATGGCTTCTATCCTTAACACTGGTGGTATGATTAAAGGATGTGGTACTCGTTATCACATGGCTGATCAATACTCCATATGGATGAAGCAGTTTGTTCCTACCTATGATGAGAATGATGAAGTAAATGGTGAGGAAAAAATCTGGAGTATCCTTGAAGAAGTGGTAGAAGAAGATGGTGTATTCTTATGGCCACGAGGTTCAAGAGATGATGGTAAGGCATTCGGGTTTGATAAGCGAGAGCTAGATCGAATCAGTGCTATGTACTCAGATAGAACTCAGTTCTATGCTCAGTATTATAACAACCCTAATGATCCTTCTTCTAATAGATTAGATAGTTCACAGTTTCAATATTATGATAAGAAACATTTAAGACAAGAGAATGGCCGGTGGTGGTATAAAGAGAAAGTATTAAACGTATATGCAGCAATTGACTTTGCATTTAGTTTAAGAACCACTGCGGATTATACAGCTGTAGTTGTTATAGGTATAGCTGCGGATGGCCACATCTATGTATTAGATATTGACAGATTTAGAACAAATAAGATTTCAGTATACTTCGATAAGATCTTCCATATGCATAGCCATTGGGAGTTCAGGAAACTAAGAGCTGAGGTTACAACAGCACAGGCAATTATCGTAGGTGATTTAAAAGATCGTATACGGGAGAATGGTGACAGTCTATCTATTGAAGAGTATAGACCTAACCGTAATCAAGGTAATAAGCAAGAGCGTATGGCTGCTGCTTTAGAACCACGTTACGAGAATCTATCTATGTGGCATTACAAAGGTGGGTACATACCAGCACTTGAAGAAGAGCTTGTATTGTCTCGACCACAACACGATGATATTAAAGACTGTCTTGCATCTGTAGTTGAGATCGCAGTCAAACCTAAACAACGTAGAGGTTCCAAGATGAAGTCTAATAACATCGCGGTCTTCAACAAGAAGTTCGGAGGCATTAGTTTCAAATGATTGAAGACAATGTAATAGCAATACAAAACATGCTGGCAGCAGATGATCTGGCAGCTAACATAACTGATAAGTGGGACAACTGGAACAACCAAAGAAGTGGTTGGCTAGCTGAGAAGGAAGAGATTCGTAACTACGTATTCGCTACAGATACAGGCAGCACTACAGCAGGTGCATTGCCTTGGAAGAACAGAACAACACTTCCTAAGCTATGCCAGATACGTGACAACTTACATGCCAACTACAACAGTGCACTCTTCCCGAATGATGAGTGGATGAAGTGGGAAGGCTACACACTAGATGATGATGAGCTTAGTAAGAAGAATGCCATCCAAGCGTACATGAGTAACAAGGTACGAGAGGGTGACTTCCGTACTACTTGTAGTAACTTAATCTTAGATTACATTGACTATGGTGTAGCTATTGCAGATGTTATCTGGGTAAACGAAAGTAAACTTGATCCTGAAGATGGCGAGACTATCCCCGGATATGTCGGACCTAAGATGGTTCGTATCGATCCTAATGAGATTGTATTTGATCCTACTGCTGTAGACTTTCAAAAGTCTCCGAAGATTACACGATCTATTACAACTCTTGGTGAGCTAGAACTTAATGCAGCCAACTCTCCTGATCAATACTATAAGGATGCAGTAGCAGAAGCTAGAGAACTAAGACGTAACATTGGTGGATACAATGTAGATGATTTCAGAAAGGCTTCAGCCTACTCTGTTGATGGCTTCGGTGATCTATATGAATACTACGGTAGTGGTTATGTAGAGATCTTAGAGCTTGAAGGAACAGTGTATGATATGGAATCTGGCATGTTGCTAGAAGACTACATCATTACTGTTATGGATAGACGAACTGTGTTACGTAAAGAACCTATCCCTGCGTGGAAACGTGGTGGCTATAAGGTGATGACAGGCTGGCGTAAGCGTCAAGGTAATCTATATGCAATGGGTCCACTAGATAACTTAGTAGGATTACAGTATAGAGTAGATCATCTTGAGAACTTAAAGGCTGACATCGGTGACATGATCTTAGCACCACCTCTAAAGATTGTAGGTGATGTAGAAGAGTTTGAATGGAAACCTTTTGGTGAGATCTATATAGGAGAGGGTGGTGATGTTACACCTCTGGCTCCAGCAGCTCAAGCCTTCCAAGCTAACTTCGAGATTGATCGTATACTCTCGTTGATGGAAGAGATGGCAGGTGCGCCTAAGCAAGCAATGGGTATACGCTCACCGGGTGAGAAGACTGCCTTTGAAGTTCAATCTTTAGAGAATGCAGCAGGTCGTATCTTCCAAGAGAAGACAACACAGTTTGAGATAGAGCTGGTTGAGAAGGTATTAAACAATATGTTAGAAGTGGCCAAGCGCCGAATGAATGGATCTGATGTAGTTCGTGTAATGGATGATGACTTAGGGGTTGCTGACTTCATGAAGATCACAAAGGATGACATTACAGCTAAAGGTAAGTTACGTCCTGTAGGTGCAAGACACTTTGCTTCAAGAGCACAGTTGTTGCAGAACTTAACAGGCATAACTAACAGCTCAATGTGGGGTAGCATTGCTCCTCATATGTCTGGCAAAGCCTTAGCTAGATTGGTTGAAGATACATTACAATTACAAAGGTTTGATTTATTCACAGACAATGCTGCTGTATTTGAAGGAGCTGAGACTCAACGATTAGTCCAGCAAGTTCAAGAAGATCTAGCAGTTGAAGCTGAAGCACCAATTGAGGACGGATCATCAGGACCACCTGTTGGCCCACCATCTGAGGAATAACAATGCAAACAAGGTGGATGAAATACGCCAAAGAATCTGATAAAGCATCGGTGAAGCAGCAAGTAAAGAATGCTAAGCCGGTGTTGGATCGATTAGCCAAATTACTTAATGAAGAGTTAGAGAAGAGCATGAAGGATATGTCTTCTCGTAACAACTTCGAGAGTCCTGCATGGGACAGTAAGATGGCGCACTATCTAGGAGAGCAGACCGCTCTCCGTTCTATACTAAAACTGATTGACATAGAGGAAAAGTAAAATGACAGATCAAGTTAGTAACCCTAACGGTGTCGCCCCCGTAGTACCAGTACAAGCAGACCCGCTTGCACCAGCTCCTGCACCAGCTGAACCAAGTGCAATAGCAGTTGATCCTAATAGTTTGTTTGCCAACCAGCTTTCAAGTATTACAACTGATGACGGTAGACAGAAGTATACTGATGTGAACACTGCATTGTCTTCTATTCCACACGCTCAAAACCACATTAATGAACTGGGTTCAAAGGTTAAAGAGTTAGAGGAAGAGTTGGCTAAACGTGTAGGCGCAGAAGAATTACTCGCTAGTCTCCAACAGACACAAGCACCTGCCGCAGCAATACCCGCTGAAGGCCAGATGGATGAGTCTGCGATTCAAAATGTAGTAAACAATATGTTGCAAAGTAACGCGCAACAACAAACAGCAGACGCAAATGCTAACACTGTACGTCAAGCTATTAGTGAAAAGTTCGGAGACGCTGCCTCGGTAGAGTTTGCAAACAAAGCTAAAGAGCTAGGTATGGATGTAGGTACACTTACGTCGATGGCTAAGTCAACACCACAAGTCGTACTCTCATTGTTCAACACAGCACCTGTCAGAGATCCACAGCCTACTTCGGTAAGCTCAGTGCATATCCCTGCCGCTCCTGCTGGCGTTGTAGAAGAAGATTACATGGCTAAGTTCCGTGGTAGTGATACAGGTCTATCAGGTAAGTGGGCTAAAGCGAAAGCAGACGCAGCAAACAATCAAACATAAACTAGGAAATAAAAGCAATGGCTATTACAAGCTCAAGCAATACCTCGTTCATTGAAGCGAGTCAGTACTCAACCTTCATCTTGCAAAACTTGCATGATGGATTACTTCCTTCAACATTCTTCCGTAATGTGACGGACTTCCCAGCTGGCACCACTCTTAACATTAAGACTGTTGGCTCTGCGGTAATCCAAGAAATTACTGAAGACGAAGACATCACTTACAACCCAATTGAATCTGGTAATGTCCAGCTTCAGATCAGTGATTACATCGGTGATGCGTTCTACGTAACTGATGTTATGCGTCAAGACGGTGCTCAAGTTGAGCAGTTGTTATCGATGCGTGCCGCTGAAGGTACTCGTGCAATTCAAGAGTCTTTTGAATCACGCTTCCTTTCAACACTTAATGCAGCTCAAACTGCTGGCGACACTAACACAATCAATGGCTTTGCTCATCGATTAGTTGGTGGTTCTGGTGCAGGTAACTTGCAAATGGTTGAGAACGATCTTATCGAAATGCGTTTAGCATTCGACAAAGCAAACGTACCTATGGCTGGTCGTATTGCAATCGTTGATCCAATCGTTGCAGCTACATTCGCTAAGACTGTTCCTTTGGCTTCTAACATGGATGCTTCTAATCCTTTGTTCTCTGCCTTAGTTAAAGATGGCTTTGATAAAGAGCATCAGTTTGTCACTACTCTT